GTGCTTCAGCCAGTCTTAAAGTTAAAAAGAGACAATTTGAGAAAGGGTAAACCATGTCAAAGATGTATGTCATGTATGACGGTAAAACGCAAAAGTACAGCTACCCAATGACCTATCAGAATGACGGAGAGGCAAGGCGAGAATTGGGTGCAATATTCGCCGAGGATCCAAAGTTCCGCCGAATCGCCGCAGACGTTACCGTCATATCAATAGGAGGGTATGACGACAAAAATGGTAAAATTGAATCAACCGAAATCCAGCCATTGGATTCGGGAAAAACACTGGCAACAGAATATCAAAAGGGGATGTAAAATGCAGTTACGTACATATGAAAACAGAAACCCTGTCATAACCGTCTGTAAAGGCGGCATGACCCAACAGCATCACAAAAGCGAGGTAAACATTAACACGATAGTATCAAAAATCAGAAAAGGCGGTTTAGCACGCATGAATATGCAACCCCCAATGTTCGGGGACTTCACGCAAGCAACCGACTTTCAAGCTGCCCTGGACGCAGTACAGGCAGCCCAAAACGATTTCATCAAGTTGCCCGCAGAATTACGGGCAATATTCAAAAACAACCCAGCGGCCCTCCTGGAGTTCCTGGAGGATGAAAAAAACAAAGACGAGGCTATAAAATTGGGCCTCGTAAAGGCTCCCCCAAAGGCTCCGGACGTTCCGGAACCAAAGCCGGAACCAAAGCCGCAAACAACAACCACGACCGAGTAGGTCGGGAAAGGAACAGTAGCTCACTTGATGCTAACTGTTCCAACTGACAGATACCTATAAAAGTATAGGGGTATATATGAAAAAAAGAGTAACAGCGTACGACTTTAAATTTGCCGATATTGTCTATGACAAGACGGCAGAAAAACTCACAAAAATATTACTATGTCAGTTGAAAAAAAAAGACCAGTTATGTAGATATTGCATGGTAGAAAAACAATGCACAAAAGAAAGGTAAAAATATGAACCTATTCAATGGGAAAAATCCGAGTAATATGCAGCACGACTTCAGCAGGATTCCTCACGCTGAAATAGCGCGTTCAATGTTCAAGCGGTCAAAAAATCACAAAACAACGTTCGATGCCGGATTCCTGATTCCGGTATATTGTGACGAGGTTCTCCCGGGAGATACCTTTAACATGAATATGTCCGTGGTCGCGAGGCTGGCAACGCCTCTGCTGCCTATAATGGATAACATGTATATGGACGTTCAATTCTTCTTCGTACCCAACAGGCTGGTGTGGGACAACTGGCAAAAGTTCATGGGAGAAAAAGACAATCCTGACGATACAACCGAGTACGTCATACCTGAGATTGATTTCGATGCCTTAGAAATTGAACCGTTATCAATGTTCGACTATCTGGGTATCCCAACAGCAATCCAGCCGTCAACATCACTTCACGTAAACGCGCTGCCGTTACGTGCAATCAATTTAATTTGGAATCAATGGTACCGAGACCAGAATTTGCAGCCATCGGTTACAGTCAATAAAGATGATGGCCCCGACCCGTTCACGGATTATGTAATGCTTCGGCGTGGGAAACGTCATGACTACTTCACTTCGGCTCTACCTTGGCCCCAAAAAGGCGATGCCGTGGATTTACCTCTCGGAACCCTTTGCCCGGTCAAAGGTGGAACAGAACGTACATGGGCTTCAGGAGAAGTGGCAGCCAGAGTATGGGATTCAGCAACCGGAAACCATCCCGGAAACACTCTATCACTGGGTGCCTCAACAACCGGATACATGTACACAGGTACTTCGGCCATAACATCAAATGGCCAGAATATGGCATTCTCAAATCTGTGGGCCGACCTGTCAGAGGCAACAGCCGCAACTATAAACAGTCTCCGCGAGGCGTTCCAGTTACAAAGAATGCTTGAGCGTGATGCAAGAGGCGGCAGCCGTTATACGGAAATCCTACTGGCGCATTTCGGGGTGTCATCTCCCGATGCCAGGCTACAGCGACCGGAATATCTCGGTGGTGGCACTGCACCTGTACAAATTAACAGCGTACCTCAAACATCAAACAACACAAACGATTCAACGCCTCAAGGATCAATGGCGGCATTCGGTTATGTATCAAACCGAGGTATCTCATTCGCAAAGGCCTTTGTCGAGCACGGCTACGTAATCGGCTTCGCCAGTATTCGCGCCGATTTAAATTATCAGTACGGCTTGAATCGAATGTGGAGCCGTCGTACAAAATATGACTTCTACTGGCCGGCGCTGGCTCATCTGGGTGAACAAGAAATCCTCAACAAAGAAATTTTCTGCCAAGGGGACGCAAATCAAGCAGTAAATGAACAAGTATGGGGATACCAAGAGAGATGGGCAGAGTACAGATACAACCCGTCAATAATTACGGGACAGCTACGCTCAAATCATCCTACAAGCCTAGATGCCTGGCATCTGGCACAAGAGTTTTCGGGGTTGCCTGAACTTGGTCCCGACTTTATCGCAGAGCAACCGCCCATCGATAGGATTGTGGCGGTCCCATCAGAGCCGCACTTCGTGGCCGACATGTATTTCGATTTGAAATGTGCCCGGCCGATGCCGGTGTACAGTGTGCCAGGGATGATTGACCACTTCTAAGAAAGGCGTAAAAAATGATATTGGAAGCCGGTGCAATAGGTGCAGCATCTGCGCCATCAATGATGTCAATACTCGGACCAGCCGCAGTACTTGGTGGTCTCGGGTTTGGTTCATCATTACTAAGTAACAGCGCCCAAAGTTCGGCTAATAGTAAAGCGCTGAAATGGCAACGATACAATATGCAGCATGCACATCAATGGGAAGTAGAAGACCTGAAAAAAGCAGGCCTAAACCCAATACTGTCGGCAACTGGTGGAAGTGGTGCGGTAGGTGGAAGTGTACCCAATGCACCATTACCGGGTATAAAAATGGGTGACGTACAAACAGGCCTGCAAGTATCAACCGCCCAACAAAGTATTCGAGAGTCTCAGGCAAGAGAAAGATTGTTCAAGGAGCAAGCGACTACTCAAAAAGGTGATCCAAAAAATATTGTTGGTGGTGTAATGGAAGATACAATTCAAAATGCAAAAGAATTGCCTGGAGCAGTAAAAGATACTGGCAGTGCAATAGGTAAGGCGGCAGCCGGTATATTGTCACCTGCAGTAAAAACAATGCAGGATATCTTCGGCCCTAACTCGGCTAAACATAAGCCAGTACCACCGAGTCATCCAGATAAGTATATCGATGATCAACTGAAAACAAGATTTAAACTGCGTAAGTATGACGACGCGGGTCGAAATTACGATACGCGGGAATATTGGCGATAAGCTAGAAAGGAAACATATGAATTTGTTCGCGTGGGTAAATGTATTGACAATAATCCTTAAAATAGTCAGCAAGATATTAGCTGACACTGATGACAACGGCAAACCGGATGTCTTCGAGAAAGGAAAAAATGAAGTACCGGAAACAATTAACTAACAAACACAGCAAGCGCGACTTTTCGCGCAAAGCATCGCATGTAAATGGAAAAAATATTCCACGTATGCCGATGCGAGGTGGCTACCGCCTCTAAAAACAAGAGGGCCTGCCGTAGAAATGCGGTGGGCCCATCTTACATAAAAATATAGTCCAGAACGACCGAGAATGGACCGCCCAGCGAGTTCGTCGGAGGTCGAGTATCTGGACGGATAAAATAACGGAGTGGCATCAAATGACCTGCTATCATCCTTTAAAATCATATCAACTAACACTTGGAAAAACTCTAAACAATAAATCAATAATAGTATTTAAAAAACCATCCATGTCAGGATATAAACTCATGCAACTGCCTTGTGGTCAGTGCATTGGATGCCGTATAGCAAAAGTAAAAGCATGGTCTCTAAGATGCCTCCACGAGTCTAGCATGTGGGATTATAACTGCTTCATAACATTAACATACAGTGAAGAAAATCTACCTGAAAAATCATCATTAAACAAAAAACACGTCCAAGACTTCATGAAAAAATTAAGGTCAAAATATAAAGGCATGAAAGGAGTCATGGACCAGGAAACAAATGAAATAAAATATCCAATAAGATACTTCATGTGCGGAGAGTACGGCGAAAAATTAGGCCGTCCGCATTATCATATGGCATTATTCAACTTCGATTTCCTCGACAAAGTGCTATACCAAAAAAGGGGACAATACAATATATATATCTCCGAGAATCTCGGAAAATTATGGACCTATGGATTCTCTACAATAGGAGACGTAACATTAGAATCTGCGGCATATATAGCCTCATACTGTCAAAAAAAAATCCTCGGCAAATGGTCCCAGGTTCATTATGCAAGAATAGACAAGGAAACTGGCGAAATGGAGCTTGTGCAGCCAGAATATATATGCATGTCAAGGCGCCCAGGAATAGCGCGCACCTGGTACAATCAATACAAAAATGACATATATCCTAAAGATTATGTCATGGAAAATGGTAAATTATTCAGACCAGCAAAATATTATGATAAAATATATGATATAGAATATCCTGAAAAAATGCAAAAAATTCGTAAAATAAGATTGCAATTATGTAAAAAAAATGCAGACAATAGCGTAAGCGAAAGACTTAGAGTGCGAGAAGCATGTGCTTCAGCCAGTCTTAAAGTTAAAAAGAGACAATTTGAGAAAGGGTAAACCATGTCAAAG